CTTGGTTCCATTGAATGTTAGATTTAACTTTGTTCAATGCATAATCAACTAAGTCAGTATCAAATCTGTCACCCATAGCTCGCTGAATATCGCTGTCTAGTTCTTTCTCACGCAACCTTTGCTCTTTTTGAGCTAAGTCTTGCTGTAGTTTACTAAACTGTTCGTGCAAGTCATTAGTTGTGACACGACCATTACTTTGTTGTCTTGGCTGTTCCACTGGCTGTACGTTGCCACCGTTATTACCTTGAGCTCCTACTCGTGCCATAAAAGCTAATGCATCTTCAACAGATTGGAACTGTGTTCCACTTGCGTTAGACATAGCATTTAGCAATGACTGAGTTGTGCTTTTACGAATAGCACCTGGATTAACGTTTTGCTCTCCTGCTTCACCACTTGCGTGATCTTGGGCAGTACCAAGGGCTTGATCGTTGCCAACGAATGAGGATGTTTGATCCATTTTATTTGTTTCCTTAATTATAACGTAATTACCGTATTATGTATTTATACAATCTCTAACAATAGACGATTTATCGTCCACTATTAATGCCTTGCAACATTACTGGAGCAACTTGTGCTGTATAGTATGTTGTTCCAACATTAGTTACTGGAGTGCCTGCGCCACCAAGAATAGTTGTATTATCACCATTCTCTGCTTCACTCTCTGATCCTTCATCTTCACCATACATCTCGTGTTCTGGTATCATTGAAGGAGCTAAATCTCTGCTTAACACTTGATCGTTTTCTTGCGTCATCAAGTCTTTTAAGTCACTATCAGGAATAGTACTGATATAAACATTTTCATATTCTGGAATAGCTTCTGCTGGTGAAAGCATACCAATAACTTCTTTTGTTATCAATGCTTTTACAACTTCATTGTCACCAACAAGCTCACTAGCAGATTTGATCAATGCCATTCTGTAGTTTGTATCGTGTGCTTCATAGTCTGTATTGTAATTGACTTCGCCTGCCCAACGCTGATCCATAAATCGTGCGGCATAAGTGAATATCATTTCTTCTGTAACTTCCATCAATCTAGCTTTGCTCTTAGCTAAACGATGTAGTTGTTTGCGTTCTTCAATAATTGCAACGCCAGATGCAATTTGGTTCTTACTCTGCCTTAAACCACCTAAGCCTGTTAGTGCTTCAATTTGATCTAAGATATTATCTTGTGCTCTAATGATTGTATCAACATCACCTGTATCAATTGGGATAGCTTCTACTTGACCTTCGTTAGCACGAACAATAGCACCTGCGTGTACTGGAATACTAATGCCCTTATCTGCACGAATGATTGTGTGTGCAAACTGTAATGCTGTATACTTCTCACACTCTAGTTTGTAGTATTCACGCATTGCATCACTTGCTGAGTCAATATCGCTTACGCCAATATCGATAGTTCTTGGATCTCTGCGACCATAAGCGATGAATACTGGGATGCTCATACCAGGAGGGAAGGTGCCTTCCCCGATTAGTTTTGCTGGTTCGTTTTCGTTTGTTGGAGCTTTAGGCACTTCATAGCTTTTCCAATAAGATGGACTTGTCGCATCGCCCAAGTGATAGCACTTGATGTAGTAACAATCTGTTTCTTCCATCTCTTTGACTTTGACATACTTAAGCATTGGGCGACCACCATAGTAATCCATTTCCCAATCCCATACGTCTAATGGACTGATAGCACAAACATATGGGCGACCTAGATTACCTTGACTTTGTTGAGGCATATCAACTGCAACCCAGCAATGACCAAATATACTTGTTAGATCACCAACGCCTTCCATAAAGCTAGTTAAACTACGATTAGTTAAGTCAGCATCTAAACTAAACAAATCTACCCATTCATTAGTTTCAGGAGCAACAGCTTTACCTTGTGGTGTAGCAAATTGTAGATTGCGTTTAACACCTGGCTCAAACAATACATCATTGATGGTGTCAACGATATAACGACAAATAGGTTGTGCTACTGTATTGTTTACTAAGTCTTGCCAAAGAGTACTATCCTCGCTTGGTCTTTTCTTGCGTACATATTGTTTGAAGGCAGTACCCCCAAGATATGAGAGCTGATATGCCATCATTTGATTATAGATGCCACTATAAATTGGATTACGTTTTAATAATTCACCGTTGTTCATTACATTTCCTTATGCTTATTAGCAATATGTTGTTTCAAATTGCCGGCGCCGCTGATTGTTTTAGAACAATGTTGGCATATATATTTTGGTCTAGATAGTTGTGATATTGCATTCTTTGCAACTGCTGTACTAGATTTTTTCTTACCTTTAAGAGCCTTAGCAATATTGGCACAATGTTCGTCTGTAAAAGTAGTACCTTTATTAACATCACTAGCGTTTTGCTCTTGTGTATTAATATAAACGTTACCTATAGCGTAAGGTCCTGTGTCGCCTATTCTGGACATAACATAAGAACCTTTACCTTTACCTCGTAAATGCCACATACCGCTACTCAACCAAATATCTAACCATTCTTCAAAAGATAGTAAAAATGGAATATTTCTATGATTAGCGTTTTGCTTATGCTCGTAATATCGCTGTTTATAAATGATCATAATGTATTTAGTCATTTTGGCTTGTGCTTGCACTTATCGTTGTGATTTCGTGCTATGCTTGTATCAGCACCAGTTACACCACAATACTTGCACGTTTTTCTAGGTCTTGGTACGCCAACTAATGATTTATGTCCCCAGTACATATGACGACCTTTACGTTCCATATCAGCACTGTTATCTTTACGTGTTCCTAACCATAAGTGTGCAGGATTTACACAGCTTGGATTATCACACGTATGACATACACACATACCAGGTGGTATAACTGTATCATTAAAAAATTCATAACTCATTCTATGTGCTGAACGCATACGCATTTTGTTTGTATCACGCATTAAGCCATATCCTAACTGATTTTTAGAGGCTTGCCATACCCAACATCCTGTCTTTTTATCTACGATTGTTAATCTATCTATTCGTTCATCTAGTGGTGCACGTTGACCTAATGGTCTTCCAGGTTTTGCCATAATTTACTCCCAAGTCATATAATCTACTTCCTGATCACCATTCATAATCTCTTCCCAAGTTGGTCCACCAGGATATAATGGACTATCAGGCATATAGTTTGTACCAGGACTATTTTGACGAACTAATCGTTGGTCTGATCCTACATACTCTTTGATGCCTATTGAATGATGTGTGATTGGGAATAGATAATGTATACCATAACGAATACAATCACCCAATCCGTCTATGTGAGCATACTTTTGCTCAGTGTATTTTACTAACTTCTTGCGTGTACCATCTTCATAATGATATGTTTGCAATGCTTCTAATAAAAACTTGTCATCTGGCTTAACTATCAATCCACCACGATTGATAAACGCATTACTTGTATTGTCTGTATCAGCAATCAATGGATTACTCTTACGATTATTAACAATGGTAAAGCCATACTTTTCTAATATGATTCTGTCTGTGACACCGAATGGTGAGGTAGTGTCGCGGTTAACTTGTGTACCTGACATATCAATGATACTGTTGATTCTACGTTTTGGAAAGTCTAGGCGAATAGCTTCTGCTAATCCTTCTGTACTACAATCATTGATAGCGTAACTTTTTAATATCTCTATCTTACCATTAGTCTCACCTGGATTAGTTACTTGTGCTACTGTTGCACACATTACACGTTTGTTAAAGTCGTGGAATGTATATAAGTCAGTACCTCTATCAGTTATCTCTCTGGTGTATTTGTTCTTGTCCCAAGCGTAATAGAACTGATCAGCAACACTTTCCCATTGGCACATATAATCTTGGTTAAACTTTAATGGGCTGATGATGCGTTTCTGTTCTTCAATAAACTCACGATTACCAGAACGCATTTGCAAATAATTAAAATGTCTTACGATGTACTTCTCAGGATTCTGTAACGCTAACTGGAACAAATCGTGCAATGGACCTGTACCATTTGGCGTACTGATAACAATCAATCTACCAGCAGTATCAGGTTGTCCAACACGTGGGCGTAAGCGATTGGTAATCTCTTGCAATGTATCTTGGGTATACAATGCGGCTTCGTCAGCTACCCATATGCCTACGTTTAATCCTCGTAAGTTTTCACGTTGCTCTGCGCTTTTACAACGAATGAATGTGCCATTAGGAAACTTAATTGTAAGCTCTGAATTGTTGATATCTTTACCATCAACTAATCCAAAGTGATTGATACAACTTTGTTTCAGTGGCTCCCAAATCAAAGACTTAATCATAGCACCTGTTGGAGCACTATAGATAATGTCTTTGCCCTTATGATAGCGAGGGTCTGATGCGAACAGCGGCAATGCAATAGCCGCTAGGAATGTCTTTCCACTACCAACAGGCACGATATCTACACAGTGCTTGTTTGTTGTGAGCCAGTCCGCAAGGATAGTTTTCTGCTCGCCAAATAACGGGATTTCTATTTCATTCATTTCGTTGATATAATCTTAGGCAAATTGTCTTGCCAATCAGTTAGTTCAATGCCAGGAAATGTGAAGTTATTAT